GTTTGATTTTGTTTCTTGTGTAAGTCTCTGGATAACACGGGCGAAGACTTCTTCGACAACATCTGGCTGGATTGTTGTTTCTTCAAGGTCTTCTTCCTCTTCTTCTGCTTCCATTTCCTCACCGGCATCAGCCATACCCATTTCCAAGCCTGCTGGCTCTTCAGGGTCCATATCCATTTCTTCTTCGCCGTCTTGGGAAACTTCTACTTCTTGTCCGAGTACATCTTCGAGTGCTCTTTCAAGTGCAGACATAAGCTGATCAACGGAAACCATTCCACCTGCCCCTGCGGCTGGCTCTTCGGCGTCCATTTCCATGTCCATTTCCATTTCCATATCGCCTTCTTCTTCGTCGCGATCCATAGGCATCTCGCCCATCTCGTCAAGCTCGTCGGTACCCTCTTCCATCTTCTCGTCGTCTTCGTGCTTGCCTTCTTCGATCTCTTCGTCAGCACCCTCTTCGAGTTCTTCGTCGTCACGCTTGGCTCTTCTCATTCCCTCTTCAACATCATCATTTACTTCTTCGAGGTTTTCAGCGACGAACTTATCAGTAAGACCATCGATGGTTGCCAACTTCATGAAGCGACGGATGGTGCTTTCATTCAACATATTATCCTTTTTCATTTCTAATATCTCCTTGTATTTATAAAAAAACGAAACAAAATCATTAATAAATAGTAATACGAATGCTAAAAAGCATCATAAAATTATGCCTTTAATACATAGTCTCGTTTTTCTCTAGAAACTTTCTTAGTCCTTTTCCTGTAATACCTAGTTTGTTGAGGGCTTTTTCTTCTATTTGCTTAATCCTAACAAAAGAAACCCCAAGCCTATCGGCTACTTCTCTAAGGGTCATGTAGTTATCTGGGTGGTTGTTGACTGCTACCATTGTACAGTTCAAATCTTCTTCGTAATCTATCCACAATCTGCACTCTTTCTCTTTGCAACTTTCGTTGGCTGATTCACATTGTTTAAAACATTTCATAGGTCTGGAAACTCCTGTTCGATAATATCAAAGATGCTTGCAAGCTCTTCGTCCTTTAAAGCAAATTGCTTCTCCACTTCTTTTCCTTTCTTTCTCAAAGACTTACCCTTCCTAAGTTTGCCTTTGTTGTGCTTTCTCTTCTCTTCCTTAACTTTCTCTACATAAGCGATAAGGTTTTCGTCTCCACTAATATAGCCTGTTACAATGTCCCTAAAGAACTCACCCTGATAAAAGCCATCGTAGTGGAGACGAATGCGTAGATCTGCGTGTCTCTTGTCGGTCTCCTTAAACTGGATGACCTTCTTGAGATTGCCGTAATCTATTTCGTGACTGTCGCTCATTAATTCCTTGATAGAATGTGTGTGTAACTCTCTGCCTGACCGGCTGGTGTCTGACGAGTGAACTGCGCCTTGGCTTGTAAATCCCTGATAGTCCTTGCGCCAGAGTAAGACATACCGCTTTGGATGCCGCCTTTTATATCAGCCAAGATGTTATTCACATCGCCTTTGTATGGAATGGTAGTGGAGACACCCTCTGGTGTGGACGTCTTGCCTCGCCAGTTAACTTGGGCTTCACTTGACGCCATGCCTCGATAGACCTTGTATCTCTTGTTGCCGTTGTCGAATACTTGTCCGGGTGATTGGGTTGTCCCAGCCAGCATTGAGCCAAGCATAACAAAGTCAGCACCAGCAGCCAGAGCCTTCACAACGTCTCCGCTTGTCTTTATGCCGCCGTCAGCGATGATCGGAACTGGGCAACCATACTCAACACAATCAATAACAGACTGTAGAGTTGGAATGCCGTGACCACTTACCAATCTCGTGGAGCAGATACTTCCACCACCGATGCCGACACGAACGCTATCTGCACCCCAATTGGCTAGATCTCTTGCTCCTTCACCCGTGGCTACATTGCCTGCCATAAGGTGTACACTATCCCCGAAGGTCTCCTTGAGTTTGCCGAGGGCTGCTTTCATCATTGAGTGGTGCCCGTGTGCTACATCAACGCAGAGAACATTGGCTCCCTCTTCTACAAGCGCCTGTGCCCTCTCCAAGTAATCACCAGTCACGCCGATGGCTGCTCCAACATTGGTCAGCCCTTTTAGTTTGGCTACCTTAACCAACTGGGCTTGCTCTGCTGGGCTATTGTATCGGTGAATGATGCCGAGCCCTCCGTGAGTATCCATAGCCAAAGACATGTCGACTTCTGTTACAGTATCCATTGGGCTGGAAATGATTGGGAGTTGTAGTGTGGTTGTATCATCCAACTCATTACTGGTTGTTAAACTCTTTCTGCTTTCAATGTCTGAATACTGTGGTACTAATAGGACATCATCAAAACTCATACTAGTCACTGTGCAACCTCTCTTTCATTAGTCTGCTCATCTTATCTCGTGTTGCTTGGGATACAGCATTCTTAGCGCAACCAAGGAAGGAAGCGACTTTGATTGCTTGTTCTTTAGTTGCTGTGAACGTGGAGTCTGTGTCCCCGTCTTGGTTTAGCTTGAGACCATACTCCTCGACTAACTTCTTCTTAAGGAAAGTAAACTTCTTCTGTGTCTCTCTCTCGGCATAAACTCCGAGTTCATCTTCGCCTGTCCAGTAGATCTGATCTGTCTTCAAGCCTTTCCTGCTGGGTGAGATAGGATCTCCACAGCCATCTTTCTTGTAGCGCAGGTTGTTGTCCAAGCAGAATTGCTTGTATTCATCCTTAGTCATTGTCTTCTCCAAATACTTTTTGTATGCCCTCGTCAATCTTTTGGTGACAGTCGGGGCAGATTAGGGTTACTCGCTTCTCTTCTTCGTTGGTGACTACTCGCCAAGTCATAGCCATCTCTCTGCTGTTCTTATCAAAGGGAGCCGAGCAGGTTGAGCAAGCATCAGGGCGGAGACCGAACATAGATACGCTACGAACGAGTTTCTCCTGTGCGTCCTTCTTTGCTTGGACTTGCTTTTTTCTGCCGACCTTCTTGGATAGTTTGCCCATTAGCGGTCACCAGTTGAGCCGAAGCCCCCTTCGCCACGAGAAGAGCCATTGTTGAGATTATCCTCGGTAGTTTCCTCGATGCCGCAATGGACGATTGGGACTAATACAGCCTGAGCAATCTTATCTCCCGGCTTGATAATCTGTGTCTCCACACCAATGTTGTGTAGGTTGACGTAGATCTCGCCGTCATAGCCGGGGTCGACAACACAGGCACCCACAACTAGTTGTCGCTTAGAAGCAATGCCTGACTTGTTCTTGACCTCAAGCATATAGCCTTCTGGGATCTCTGTCTTTAGCCCAGTCGAGACGAGGCTGCTTCCTCTGGCTGGGATCCAGTAGTCGCCGTTGTCTTCCGTACAGACTCCACGGTTACCATTGGGGCAATAGAACAAGTCCATACCTGCGTCTGTCCTGTGTGCTCTTACTGGTAGTTTAGCATTTGTTCTTAATCTATAAAACTTTAAGTTCATTAGTTCTCCTTGCTCATTAAATAATCTATGTACCACTTGGCTTTCTTTAAATCCTCAACGCCGTTCTTGTGTTTGTATCTGGTAACATACTTGATGATACTACCAACACAGAACCCTTCGGCATAACCTAGACCATCGATAGCGTCAATGACTTCCATACTAGAAGCATTGTAATGGTCTGGGTGGTTGACCATTTCTTTCTTACTCACCCCACAACTCCTTGTACTTTTGTACTGCTCGCTCTTTTGCTTTGGCTTCTACCATTACATCTACATCTAACCCGTAGGTTTCAATCTTGTTGTAGATGTAATCAGAGTGAGCCTGTGGTTTAATCTTGGGATCGTTCTGCTCAATAGGTCTGCTCTCGCTGTAATGAACGACTGGTGTAATGTCGCCCCAAGTCATAGCAGCAGTAAGCAGAGCCTCCTCTTGGTCTAGCCCACCTGTACAGAATAGGTGGTGGTGGAAGTCGTGGACAATAGGAATACCAATCTCTTGGTATACGCTGTCGTAGAGTTCCTTGGTAGAGTAGAGAGAAGCCTTGTCGTCGTTCTCTACTGTAAGACGAGACTTGACTGCATCTGATAATCTGTGAAAATTCTTACAGAAGTTTCCGAGAGCCATGGGTTTATCATTATAGTGAGCCCCGACGTGAATGTTTAGTTTGTTGTATGGTGTTCTGGACAAGCCAAGCATATCAAAGACCTCGCCGTGGATCTCCAAGTCACGAATAGTGTTTTGGATTACCTCCTCTCTTGGAGAAGTCAGCTTGTTGAATGGTCCGGGGTGGGATGTGATGCGATGACCATGGTCCTCGATGAAGTCGCCAGCCTCTTGTAGAGCCAAGCAGATGTCGTCAAAGTCTGGTAAGTCAGATATCTTATACTCGGAAGCCCACGGGAACAGATCTGACGATAAACGAAAGAAACTGAACCCGTGTGCCTCGTTCCACTTCAAGATAGTGAGAAGGTCTCGGCAGTTTGCCAACGCCAGTTCAGAAGCGTATGCAACGCCCTTCTCTTGGAAGGTACGTTTAATCATAGATCTATTGGTAGTCACACGCTTAGACTTGGGCTGTTCAGACAAATCCATATTGATACAAGCATAACCGATATTATTCACACTATCTCCTTGGTAAAGTATGTATAGATTATATTATAGGTCGAGGTAGAAGTCAAGAAGTTTATGTTCTTTCGTCGAACTCTTCAGTATCATAATTCCACTCGTATGCCACCCACCCTTTGTCCCTCGGGTCGTCTATTGCAGGGACGAGCATAAACTTGTCAAGGATTGGGAACTTAGCATCGTGGACGTGCCTTGGGCTGGTGTTCCATCTTTTTGCATCCTCCAGCCACTTGGCGGAAGCACTTACCGTTGTGCTAACTTTTGTTCCAGCGCCCAACGTGTTCCCCGGACGAAATACTCCCCAAACTTTCTTGCGAGTACCCACGGGTTCTTCTTCCCAGACATTGTACATCTTCTTTTGCCAATCAATATACTGTGTCGTGTTCTGGTCGCTCTTAAGGACATTTTTATGCTGATTTCGATTAAATGGGCTTCCAAAGTGCGACTCCCACTGCTCATCAACATCATTGTTGTCCGGGAATGGTTTTGCATATGCACGATCTAGCTTAAGCTCCATGTTAATAATGTTACTACGCCTCCGTTGAGATGCAGAATCGTCTCCTTCGTAAGCGTACTTTTCCTCCTTCAACCACACGTCGCAGAACTGAA